CATGGTCGTAGCCCAGAAGGAGAAATAAATGCCTATCCCAGCGCTACTAGCACCCCTGCTCCAGCAGGGTCTGGGCCTGATCGGTAACGCCGTGATGGCTAAAGGCAAGGAGTGGGTTGAGGAAAAGGCCGGGGTAAAACTCGACCAGCCACTGTCCGCCGAGGATGTAAACAAGCTGCGCCAGTTTGAGATGGAGCATCAGGAAGAACTGCTGCGCCTTCGGATTGAGGAAAAGAAGGTCGGCATCGAGGAATTACAGGCGTACATGGCCGACACCAAGGACGCCAGGAATATGCAGGTTCAGGCCCTCAAGTCTGACGATCCCTTTGTGCGCCGGTTCATTTACTTCTTTGCTATCTTCTGGAGCGTGATGTCCGCAGCCTACATAGGCTTTATTACCTTCGGAGATATCCCAGAGAAAAACGTCCGGTTTGCAGACACCATATTAGGGTTTGTACTGGGTACGCTGATTGCCACCATCGTGCAGTTCTTCTACGGGTCGAGCAAGGGTAGTCAGGACAAGACTGCTGCTCTAGCCAAAGAGTTGGAGGACGGGAAATGAGTCTAGTAGCCGCGCAGGCAGAGTTTCTGCTCCACATGGGCGAGTTGGTCGAGCACGCCACCTCGCTGGGGTTTCAGGTGACAGCTGGGGAGTTGTACCGCACCCCTGAACAGCAAGAGATATATGTGAAGACCGGTCGCAGCCAGACGATGAACAGTCTGCACCTGCAACGGTTGGCCGTCGACCTAAACTTTTTCAAAGATGGCAAATTAGTGTATAATAAGAATATTTTGTCGCCCTTGGGGGCTTTCTGGGAAAGTTTACACCCATTGAACTCTTGGGGTGGGAACGGGGTGAAGTTGGTTGACACGCCTCATTTTAGCCGTGGTGCCACAAAACCCGAATGGAAGAGGGTCACCTGATGACTACTGCAGCGGTAATGACTTATGACTCTTTGGTCGATGACATCGAGACCTATCTCGAAAGAACTGACCAAGCCACTATTGAAAAGATTCCGACTTTCATCATGTTGGCCGAACAGGTTTTGGCCGCTGAGTTGAAATTCTTGGGCAATCTGACGGTTGTCGAGAGCAACATGGTTGCAAATGAGCCAGTAATCGACAAGCCGGCCCGTTGGCGCAAGACTGTTTCCATGAACATCACGGTTGGTGGGGTCAAGCAGCCGATTCTGCTGCGCAAGTACGAATACCTGCGTGAGTACTGGCCAGATCCTACAGATACCGATGTGCCTCAGTTTTACTGCGACTACGACTATACGCACTGGCTAGTAGCTCCTACACCTGCATCCGCATACTCGTATGAGGTGCTCTATTACGAGAGGTTACAGCCTCTTGACAGTAGCAATCAATCCAACTGGTTCACCCAGTACGCCCCCCAGGCATTGCTTTACGGGTCTCTGCTCCAGGCAATGCCGTTCTTGAAAAACGACGAACGCATACCCATGTGGCGAGACCAGTACTCGCAGGTGGTGGCCATTCTCAAAAACGAGGATGACCTACGCATTGGTGATCGTCAAACCGTCGCGAAGGACAGCTAAAAATGAGTTTTAACAGTCCGTTTACTGGAAACGTCATCCAGCCCACCGACGTATCGTACCGAGCGATCACTCTGTCCGCTGATACGACTTTGTCGTGGCCAATCAACGGCAACGCAACTGACGACTACGCTGCCCGTATCATGAATGTGACGGCCACCGCAGGTAGCCTGAAGCTGATCATGCCTCCGGCCAATCAGACCTCGGTAGGTCAAGATGCTCTGATCCGAAACGTCGGTGCGATCACCTTCACCGTGGCGGACTACACCGGTGCGTCTATCGTCACGGTTGCTGCCGGCGAGGCCAAGTACATCTACATCCAGACCAATCCGAACACGGCAGGCACCTGGGGCCTGATCAGCTTCGGGGTGGGGTCTTCAACGGTTGATGCTGCAACTTTGCAGGGGTATGGCCTGACGACGATTGCTGCCACCCTGAACACGGCGCATGAAGTCACGACTTTCTCAAACAACTACACGGCTGTGGCCGCTGATCGTGCTTCAACCTATGTGTGGACCGGTGGCTCGGGGACTCTGACGCTGACTAGCGCAATAACGCTAGGCAATAACTGGTTCATGATGGTCAGAAACGGCGGCACGGGTACGCTGACTGTATCGCCTGCCGTAGGGCTTATCAACGGCTCTGCGACCATCCTGCTACAGCCTTCAGACTCTGCCTTCATCGTCTGCTCTGGGACTGCATTCTTCACGGTGGGTCTGGGTAAGTCTACGCAGTTCAACTTCACGCAGTTGACTAAGGCTGTAAGCAACGGAAGCTACACCCTGACTTCCTCGGAGGCGGCTAACGTTGTCCAGAAGTACACGGGCACGCTTACCGGTAATGTCACAGTAGTGTTGCCGCAGACTGTTCAGGTCTACTACATCACTAACCAGACTGATGGAACCGGCGCTGGATATCAGATTACCTTTACGACAAATGTCAGTGGAGGCGGCACTGCGACGGTGCCCGCTGGCCAGCAGATCATTCTGCTGTGCGACTCTGTGAACTTGTTGAACGCTTCTACGATTGCCGCTGGAGCATCCAACATCTCCTTAGTGGACGGCACCGTAGGCGCTCCATCGTTGAACTTTGCAACCGAAACTTCTACCGGTATCTACCGACCAGGGGCTGGAGAGTTTGGAATATCCATCCTGGCCACTAAGCGGTTCGGCTTGACGGCAACCGGACTAGCAATTACCGGTACTGGCAACTTCACCGGCGGTGTGGCTGGAGGTATCTTCTAATGACCGCAAAGGTATTCGCGCTAGATACTAAATCCGGTATTCAGCGCGATGGAACTATCTTTGACAAGCAGTTCTACAGCGATGGCCGTTGGGTGCGGTTTCAGCGTGGACGCCCTCGCAAGATTGGCGGGTATCGGGTCATCTCTGACCAGTTGACGGGGCCGTCTCGCGGGGTCTGGGTCAACAGCCAGAACGCCTTCACCTCGATCTTCTCGGGATACTCTGACGGTCTGCAAGTTCTGACGATTGACGACAACGGGATTGGGTCTGGAGTTGCGAACTTCACGCTATCCAACTTCACTGCCAGCCCGAAGAACTTGTGGCAGTTTGACGGCTTCTACGATGTCGCTGGTGCTGGAGTGCAAAGTCTTCTGGCACACCCTGGGCAGAATCTGACCGCTATTGACAACGACGACAACACGCCGGTTCTGATTGGAGATATCACTGGCACGACCATGAGCCAGATCGGTGTGTTTACCGACACAGTCTCAACTACTGCCTTCTCGCCCACGATTACTGTTGCGGTGGCTAATCCTCTAATTGGAGTTGGCCAGACGGTAACCGGCTCGGGTATCCCGGCGAATACAACGGTGACGGCGGTGAGCGGGGTGAATATCACCATATCTAACAACGCCACGGCTACGGCCAGCATCACGGCGACCTTCGACAACAATGTCTCGGTATCTGGCGGTGTGGTGTCTTTGCACCCCTATGTTTTTGTCTACGGCAACAACGGCCTGATCAGAAACTGTTCTGCCGGTAACGCGCAGGATTGGGTGACAACTGACGCTAACGAGACCAATGTGGCCACCGGCAAGATCGTCCAAGGCCTACCAGTTCGAGGCGGTTCTAACGCACCGTCTGGACTGTTTTGGAGTCTGGATAGCCTGATCCGGGTCTCGTATAACCCAACGACCATCAACATTGGTGCGACGGCGGTGACCCAGTACTGGAGATACGACATCATCTCCAGCCAGTCGTCTATTTTGTCTAGCCAGTCGGCCATCGAGTACGACGGTATCTACTACTGGTGCGGTACGGATCGCTTCTTGCTGTACAACGGTACGGTCAAGGAGATTCCGAACGACATGAACCAGAACTACTTCTTTGACAACCTGAACTACAGTCAAAGACAGAAGGTCTGGGCGACCAAAGTTCCCCGGTACGGCGAGATCTGGTGGTTCTACCCTCGGGGTAACTCCGAGGAGTGCAACGACGCAATCATTTACAACGTGCGCGAGAATACCTGGTACGACGCTGGTCAGGCCCTGGGAGCCAGAAGGTCTGCGGGATACTTCTCCCAGGTGTTTGCCTACCCAATTGAAGCCGGTTCTGAAGTGTTACCGGTAGAGACGATCTACTCGGGATCCTTTGATGTAGTCAACGGTAGCGAGTTCCTGTACCTAGACACATATAACACCCTAGTCGAGGTGAATTTGACGGTAACAGGCGCAAGTATCCCATCGGATACGACTGTTTTTGCCATCACAACATCCAACATCAAGACCCTTGGAGCCGTAACTGGCGGGTCTTTGTATGTCGATGCTACCTATACCAATGTCCCACTGACGGGTGGTAATGGCGCTGGAGCGCAGGCCACAATCATAGTCGCTGGAGGGTCAGTGACTACTGTGACGATCACAGCCCGAGGTGCCGGCTACGAGGTTGGGGATGTCCTGAGCGCAAGCAATACCAACCTTGGTGGCGCTGGATCTGGCTTTCAGGTGCCTGTGGCCACGATCTATGCGCAGGCCATCGAGATGACTAACGCGGCTACCGCAACGGCTACGGAAGACCTATCGTTCACGACTAACCCGAATGCGAT